CGCCGAGCTGATGGGCGAGGAATACGAGGACATCTTCCACCAGCGCGCCGAGGAGCAGGAGATGGTGGAGAAGTTCAAGCTGCCATTTACCGTTGGCTTGCCGGGTGCTGCGTCGCAGAAGGCGGACGAGGCGGCAGCGAAGGTGTGACTGGCCTCGCCACACCTCGCCATGCCGAACCTCGCCTCGACAGAACCAGCTGCGCCATGCCTGCTGCGCCATGTCATGCCTTGACCCGCCGCACCTCGTCTTGCCACGCCTGCCACGCCTCTCCATGCCCAGGCATGCCATGCCTGCCCTGACGGCCGCACCAAGCCTCGCCAGGCCTCGCCTGCGTCGCCTTGACCAGCAGCGCCTCACCCCGCCTTGCCTCGCCCTCCATGCCCAACCTCGCCTGCCTCGCCTTGCCGTGCCCCAACTCGCCCAGCCCGGCCAGGCCCAGCCTGCCTTGCTATGCCTGGCCTGACCGCGCCCAACCCAACCGAGCCAGGACAGGCCTCGCCAGGCCCGGCTTCGCCAGGCCGTGCCTGCCCCACCCCGCGAGGCCTCGCCCCGCCTTACGCACCTTACCTCGCCAGGCCAGCCCCGCCGTGTCACGGCTCGCCTAGCCACGCCAGAACGCGCCAGGCCATGCCTGCCGCGCCGCGCCTAACCCGGGCCCGAACGAGCCTTGCCTCGCCTTCCCTGCCTAGCTCGCCCGCGCTTCCGGCAACTCCGCCGCCCGAACCTGCGCTACTCGGAACGAGGACATGACTTCCGCCAAGTTCATGAAGCGGTGATACTTCCGCTCGAACGCTTGCATGTCGCGCTCCGCAGCGCGTAGCACCTGTTCGCGGAGAGTGGGCTGCGACATGGCGTAGGCCACGGTGGTGTACTGGTGCTCGCCTTCGTCATCCGTAACCGAGACGAACGCGCGGATCGGCGTTTGTTCCGGCTGCGTTTGGTCGACGACGGTGATGCAGCCGATTAGGTGGCGCGCCTGACTGATGCGGTGGGCAGCGGCGGCCTTGTCGTCGTTCCACTCAAACGCGGGATGTAGCGGGGCGTCCTCAGCGACCGATGCTTGCACGACGTCGGCCGGCTTGAACATCTTGCCGTGCAGGCTGCGGATGCGGGAGATTTCCTCCCCCGCTATCTGAGCTGGCATCGCCTTCCTTGCGCCAGGCTGCCACGCGTAGGTCAGTGGTGTTGCCATCAGGTCTCTCCATCGGTTGCGACGTGAAACAGGCCGAACATGCCATCGCGCTGCGGGCGCCACTCGCCAACTCCGATCGCAAACCCGGCGATGCTGAACAGATGCACGATCTGCTCTGCCGACAGCACGCCGCCGTTGAAGCGGATCTGGATTTCGACCGACCAGGGATCAAACTGGCCCCGGTAGCGAATGTCGGCCGTGCCCATGCCCACGCGCACCATGTCCTCGCGCATTGTCGGCTCGCCCGCGATCTTGAGCAGGTCGCCGTTGATGTGGAACGCGCCGCGCGCCTCGACTTTGGTGATGCCGTCGACATGGCTGCACGCATCAACGGCCGCCGCCTTGAACGCGACAGAGGGGAAGCCGTAACCGCCGTCCGGATGCTCATACAGGCTATCCCGGAAGTCCTGCTCGGGGTTCTTTGCGGACTTGGCAGACTTTGCATTCTTCATCTGCTTGTCGAGCATCTCCTTCTTCGCCTTCTGCGACCAAGCATGGCAAATCAGGGGGGCATCACCGATGAGGCGGACCTGCATCGAGCGAAGGTCGAAGCGGGGAAGCTGAATTGTGCTAGACGTCGCGGCAGCCTTAGCCATGGGTTCGCTCCATGTTTGAGGTTAGGCCGGCGGGAGGTGTTGGAAGCACCCTCGCCGGCTGTTTCTCTATACAAATCATTCTTGGAATGTTTCAAGCCTTAAAAGCAAATCCGTCGCGAATACTGTCCTGTGAGTCATGGCGTTGCTTCCATATGCGTCTCACTGCTGCTTGATGCGTCTTCTCTATGTAGCCGAGTACCGCAGGCGTCGACTCAGATTGCGGTGGAGCCAATCTGATGATCGCCAACCACTTCCCGCAGCTGGCGCAGCGCCTGTTCAACACGCCACTGGCTCTTCGGCCCGAGAGGGCGGAGGTGCTGATGGCGGCGTTGGCCGAGCGCATGGGCGTCACGCACATGCTGCGAGAAGGCGGTCCCCTCGCCTCATCCTTCGAGGCGGGCGAGTACGGCCAGGCCGCCGAGGACCGTCAGTACGAGGTGGTGGCCGGCGTGGCCGTCATCCCCGTCACCGGCACGCTGGTGCACAAGGGCGGCTGGATGGCGGCGTATTCCGGCCTGACCGGCTACGATTTCATCCGCTCAAGCTTCCTGCAGGCGATGGATGATCCCGAGGTCAAGGCGATAGTGCTGGACGTCGACTCCCCCGGCGGCGAGGTTTCGGGCTGCTTCGACCTGGTCGACACCATCTACGCGGCCCGCGGCGCCAAGCCGATCCATGCGATTCTGACCGAGAGCGCCTACTCGGCCGCCTACGCACTCGCCTCGGCGGCGGACCGCATCCTGGTGCCGCGCACCGGCGGGGTCGGTTCCATCGGCGTCATTGCCATGCTGGTCGACCTCTCCAAGGCGATGACCACCGCCGGCGTGACGGTCAACATCATCCAGTTCGGCGCACGCAAGGCCGACGGCACCGAGTTCCGCGAGCTGCCCGACGAAGCAAGGGCCGCATTTCAGGAGCAGGTCGACGACATGGGCGAGCTGTTCGTCGACACCGTGGCGCGCAACCGCGGGCTGGCAGCCAGCAAGGTGCGCGCGACCGAGGCCGCCACTTTCCTGGCACCGCGCGGCGTGGCCCTCGGCTTGGCTGACGCCGTGATGCCGCCTGACGCGGCCTTTGCGGACCTGCTTCGCTCCATCGCCTGAAACCATCCAGAGGAGACTGAAATGGCAGCACTGCGCACGTTCGCGGGTGGCGGCGGCACGTTCGCGCACCTGCTCGGTCGCTCCAAGGCCGCGTCCGCCAAGGCGAAGGCCGAGGATGACGTCGAAGAGACCGAAGAGGAGAAGCGCGAGCGTGAGCGCAAGGAGCGCGAGGACGCGAAGGCCTCGAGTGAGAACGACGACGACACCGATGGCAAGAGCAAGAAAGCCAAGTCCAAGGCCGACCGCGAAGACGATGACATCGAGGAAGCAGACGACCTCCGCGAGAACGAGGAAGACGATGACGAGCACGATCCCGACGAGGTCGACGAGCGCAACCGCGCGGGCAAGAAGTCCAGGCGCGCGAAGGTAGCCGACGATAAGGACGAGGACACCCGCGCTGCCGGCCGCAAGGCCGAGCGCGCCCGTGGCTCCGCGATCTTCGCCAGCCCCGCGGCGGCTCTGCGCCCCGACATGGCGGCGCACCTCGCGTTCCACACCAACCTGAGCACCCGGGCCGCCGTCGACACCCTCGCGGCCATGGCTGCCGGGGCGCCGCAGTCCGCCCGACGCGCCGGGGTGGCCGAGCGCATGGCCGGCACGCCGAACCCGGACGTGGGCCAGGAGGACCAGCGCCCAGCTCAGCGCAAGGCCTCGCTCGGCGAGCGCATCGCCAGCCTCCAGAAGAAGATCGGCGCGGCGTAAGCCCTCCACGCAAGGAACACCCTCATGGTTCTCCAGATCACGTCCAACCAGGACAACCCGTTCCTGCCGGGCAACGCCTCGTTCGCATACTACCCCGACCAGCTGATCGCGGGATCGCAGCAGCGCGTCACGCAGAACGTCATCCTGATGGCGGGCAAGCTGCCCCGTGGCAGCGTGCTGGGCCGTCAGACCAACGTGAGCCTCACCAGCGCGCCCGGCGCCGCCAACACCGGCAACGGCACCATCGGCGCGACCTCGCTAGGCGCCGGCGCAGAGATCGGCGCCTATAGCTTGGTCGCGACCAGCCCGACCGCCTTTTCCGTCACCTCGCCCGAGGGTGTTGTCGAGGCGCCTGCGACCGTGGGCACGCCCTACACCGGGCAAGTAAACTTCACCATCACTGCGGGCACCACTGCTTTCGCGGTCGGCGACAGCTTCGTGCTCAGCTACAGCCAGAGCGCCGGCAACTTCGTGCTGTGCGTCAAGACGGCGAGCGACGGTTCCCAGACCCCGGCAGCTATCACGGCGGACAGCGCCGACGCCACCGTCGGCCCGACGAAGGTCGGCGCTTTCTTCACCGGCGAGTTCAATTTGAACGCCGTCTTCTACGACGGGTCGTGGACGCTGCAGGACCTCGCGGCCGCGCTGATCACCCGCAACCTGCATCTCAAATCGGCGATCCTCGCCGCCGATCCGGTGCCGCCCTCCTAGCCTGCCCGACTAAGCCCGCCGCGCGCGAGCTTGCCCGTCCCCAGCGCCCATCCCGGGCTGCATACCTCATGGAGCCCGTCCTATGGCCGTGGTTGCGCCAAACCTCGTCTACGATACCGCCGACCTGATCAGCGTCGTGCCGAACCTGAAGTTGCCAGAAACCTTCCTGCTCGACCGATATTTCCCCAACATCACGACCTCAGATACCGAGTTCGTAGCGGTTGACGTTGAGATCGGCAAGCGCCGCATGTCGCCGTTCGTGTCGCCCAAGGTCGAGGGCAAGCTGGTCGAGCAGCTCCGCTACCAGACCAACGTCTTCAAGCCGCCCTACATCAAGGACAAGCGTGCGCCCGACCTGTTCAAGCCGGTCAAGCGCATGGTCGGCGAGCGTCTGACCGGCGCGCTGGCCGGCGAGGAGCGCGAGATGCTGAACCTCGCTGCTGAGATGCAGGACCAGGTCAACATGCTGACCCGCCGCCTGGAGTGGATGGCGGCCTCTGCGCTGACCACCGGCACCGTGACGGTGGCGGGCGACGGCTTCCCGACGCAGGTCATCGACTTCGGCCGTGACCCGAGCCTGACGCTTGCCCTGACCGGCGCCGCACAGTGGACCGTGCCGAACGTCACCCCGGCGGTCGGCGCCACTGCCGGCACCGCCTCGCCCTCGCAGAACATCGAGGCGTGGCAGCGCAGCATCCTCAAGGCGTCCGGCGCGCGCGTCACCGACCTAGTGTTCTCCAGCAGCGCATGGGAAGGTTTCATCGCCGACCCGGTGCTCAAGCCGCTGATCTACTTCCCGAAGCTGTCCGATTACGGCAACAGCATCAACCCTGGCGCGCAGATCGCCCCGGGCGCGGTCTACAAAGGTCGCTACGGCCAGTTCGACCTGTGGCTCTACAACGAGTGGGCGGTCGACGAGAACAACGTCGAGCGGCCGATGCTGCCCGACGGCATGGTGTTGCTGCTCGGGCCTGACATTCTGGGTACCCGCTCGTTCGCGATGATCATCGATCCCCGCTTCAACTATCAGTCGATGCCGTTCGCGCCGAAGATCTGGATTGAGGAGGACCCGGCGCAGCGCTTCATGATGCTGCAGTCGGCTCCGATCGTGATCCCGACCCGGGTGAATGCGGCCATGGCGGTGCAGGTCTGCCCGCCCGTGTTCTTCTGAGGAGACTGAGACATGCCCACCCCTGACACCACCACCGCCAAGGTCACCGCCGACACCGTGACGCTGCCGCTCAAGGTCGAGAAGCCGGAGACACCGAAGACGATGCAGGTCATCGTCGCACCCGGCCGCACGATTCAGGTCGGCAAGCGGCAGCACGCGCCGAACGCGCTGGTCGATCTTCCCGTCGAGGAAGTCCCCGACCTGCTGGCCAACGGCTTCGTCGTGATCCCGGCCCCGCCCGGCGCCGTTCCCGTGTTCGGCCAGCAAATGCCCACCCCCACGGGTCCGACTGTCAACGGCCAGACCGGCGGCGTCATCAAGCCGAGCTGAGCCTTGACGCAGGATTGGGCGGCGCTGAACGAGGCCTGCATGGTCGCGTTCGGCAACGACCCCGCCAAGGGCGAGCCGGAGATCATCTACCGGCCGCAAGGCGGCGCTCCGCCCTTTCCAATTCTCGCCGTGTTCGACCGCGCCTACCTTGACATGGTGCCTCTGGGCGGGGGCGGCGGCGCGGAAGCCCGCCCGGTCGGTGCGGTGGGCAACATCTCGGCGCGCAAGCCGGTCCTGGGCGTCACGCTCGACCAGTTCCCGGTTGAGCCGCGGCAGAAGGACGTCGTCGTCGTCGGAACGGACATCTTCACCGTGCGTGAGTTCCGCCCGGACGGCCACGGCTGGGCACTGCTGCTGCTGAGCAAGGGCCTGCCCTGAGATGCCCCTGACCCTGGACTCCGTCTCGCGGACGATGCTGCACGACCTTGCCGTGTCCGTCCTGCTGGCTGCGAACACGGATGCTGGCACGTCGGTGTTCGCGCCTCGCGACTGGCCGGAAGACCCGTCGATGTTCCCGGCGCTCGCCGTGCAGACGCCGACCGAGCGCAAGGAAGCCCTGACTCGCGGCCCCCGCGAGTTCACCACCATGATCACGCTGGCCGTCATGGTGCGCGTCACCAGCGACTCTGCCGGCGACACCGACGTCGCGCTCGAGCGACTCTGCTTCCAGGTCGAGGACGCGATCCTCAGCAGCGTCGACATCATGCTGATGGTCCAGCAGATCGCCCGCGTCGAGACTTCGATGGTCGTTGAGGCGGGTGGCGAAGGCCCGATCGGAGAGGCGGCGATCATCTTCGATTGCGAGGTCTTCCAGGTCTACGTGACCGCGGACGTGCCCCTGACCGACATCGCCCTGACGTTCACCGACCAGAGCACGGGCAACACGCTCGCTGTGGTCGACGCCGCCCCGTTCCAGGACCCCCTTTCTGCTGCCGCTGGTCCGTCGCTGACCGCCGCCGGGGGTGGCCTGATCTTCGCCGACCCACAGACCTGACCCCGGAGACACCGATGTTCGTGAAGCTGACCGACGATCCGTCGCGGGCGAAGGTGCGCGCGCCGCATGGCGGCCGGCTGCTGCCGGCGGACGCTGTGCTGGAGGTGGGCGACCACGACGCCTACTGGCTGCGCCGCATTACGCAGGGCGACGTGCTGCTGGTCGACAAGGATGGCGCCTTGCTGGTGCCGCCGGAGCCCCAGGCAGCCCCCGCCGCCGACCCTGCGCCGGATGCAGCGCCCGCCGGCGCGCCCGCTCCGGCTGCTCCGCCCGCCGCCATCCGTCCCGCCGCGCCGCCCGCGCCGGCCCCCGCCGTCCAGTCGTAAGGAGGTCCGTCGGCCATGAGCGGCAGCACCAGCGTCTCCATCTCGATCCCGAGCTACCCGGACAGCAACCTGGTCCCGGGCGTCTACGCGGTCGTCGATCCCAGCGGCGCCAATACCGGCAGCATCGCCCAGCGCGCCCTGCTGATCGGCCAGGCGCTGGCGGGCACCACCATGCTGGCCGGCGTGCCGCAGATCCTCGCCAGCACCGCGCTGACGGATGCCGCCGCCGGCGCCGGCTCGATGCTGGCCGACATGGCCCGGCACTATCGTGGCCTCGACACCTTCACCGAGGTCTGGCTGTTGCCGCTGGCCGACGATCCCGCGGCGGCCGCCGCCACCGGCTCGATCGCGTTCGCCGGCACCGCGACCGCCGCCAGCACCGTCTCCACCTACATCGGCGGCCAGCTCATCGCCGTGGGCGTCACCGCCGGCGAGACCGGTGCCTCCATCGCGATTGGCCTCCAGGCCGCGGCCACCTTCCTGCCGGACCTACCCGTGAGCGCCACGGCAAACGCAGCGACGGGCGCCGTGGCGCTGGCCGCGCTGAACAAGGGCGCCGCCGGCAACGACATCGACATCCGCATGAACTACCTGGGCGCCCAGGGTGGCGAGGCGACGCCACCAGGCATCACGGTGACGATCGCGCCGATGACCGGGGGCACGCAGAACCCGACCGCGCTGCCGACCGCGTTGGCCAACCTGGGCAACCAGCCCTTCGACTTCATCGCGTCCGCCTACACCGACACCGCTTCGCTGAACGCGCTGCAGGCCTTTCTGAACGACATCTCCGGCCGCTGGTCCTGGCAGCAGGAACTGTTCGGTAGCGCCTTCGCCGCAGTGCGCGGCAGCCTGGCGCAGCGCACGACCTTCGCGAGCGCGCGCGACGACCAGCACGCGCAGATCATGGGCTTCTACGACAGTCCCTCGCCGGCCTGGGAATGGGCCGCAGAGTTCTGTGCGGCGTCGGCGATCTCGATCCAGGCCGACCCGGCCGTGCCGATCACCCAAGTTGCGCTGCGTGTGCTGGCGCCCCCGATCGCGTCGCAGGACACGATCAGCGAGCGCAACACGATGCTGACCGATGGCCTAAGCACGTACACCGTCGACGCTGGCGGGCGCGTCATCGTTGAGCGCGTGGTGACGACCTACACCACGAACCTCGCGGGCGCGCCGGACAACTCCTACCGCGACTACGAGACGCTCTGCACCTTGACGGCGGTGATCCGGGACCTGCGGATCCAGATGCAGAGCCAGTTCGCCCGCAAGAAGCTCGTCGCCGACGGTACGCGTATCCCCGGCGGCAGCAATCAGGTCACCGCGCAGATCATCCTGGCGGCGGTGAAGGCCCTCTACGTGACCTACTGCAACCGTGGTTGGGCGCAGAACGCGGCGGCGTTTGCTGCGGGAGCGGTCGCCCAGAATGCTGGAAACGGCGAAGTTAAAATGAGGCTACCTGTTGACGTAGCAAATCAGCTTCGGATCATCAGTATGTCAGTGGCATTCCGAAAAAGCTGATGATACTATACTGCTGATAAACTAGTCCGTAGGCATAGATGACAGACGCTGAACTTCGTGCCCATAAAGTTGAGATACAGCGCCGCTACATGCAGCGCAAAAAGGCAAAGGCGTCTGCCGAAGAGCTTGCGGTGATGCGCGCCAAGGCGCGCGGCTACAGCGATGCTTGGAGGGCACGTGACCCGGAACACGCCCGATAGCTAGAGGTCGCAAAATCCAAGCGACGATACGCCGCTGATCCTGAGCACGCCCGCAGTGAGAATTCCAAGTCGCGCGTCAAGCATGGCGATAAATGGAAGCAGACGCGCCGGGAGAGGTACGCTTCGGACCCCGAGTATCGCTTGGCGGCGCTGGCAGCGCAGAAAGCGTCTCGCGGCAAACACGCCGAGGCGGCAAGAGAAAAGCGACGCGAGCAATACAGAGCCGACCCCGCTGCGGCGCTTGCGAAACGCGAGGCTTACCGACTGGCCAATCCCGAGAAGTATGCGGCTTTCGCAAAGAAGGGCCGCCTCAAAAATCTAGAGGCCACAAAAGCTCGCATCAGAAAGTGGCGAGAGGCCAACCCGAATTACAACCGATCTCGCTATGCCTCCGACCCACAGATCATGCTGGCAATGCGCCTGCGAGCTCGGCTTACGGTCGCGCTAAAAAGGCAAGTGGTTCGCAAAACAGCGAAGTCCTTCGACCTGATCGGCTGCACCAAGCACGAGCTGCAGGCCCACATCGAAGCTCAGTTCGTGCCGGGCATGACCTGGGAAAACTACGGCGAGTGGCACGTCGACCACATCAAGCCGGTCTGCACCTTCGACCTGACCGATGAGGCGCAGCAGCGCGAATGCTTCCACTTCACGAACCTTCGCCCGCTCTGGGCGGCCGAGAACCTGGCCCGGCCGAGACCGCGCCGGATACGTGCGCTGGCGGCAAACCAAGGAACCTGAACCATGTCCGGCACCCTCTACACGGGCTCCATCTCGAGCGGCGGCGGCCGGCGCGCGGGCGTGGCCTCGGCCACGGTCGACGGCGAGGTCCTTGACGTCGCGGGCGACCTCTCCTACGACCCGACCTCCGTCAAGCGCGAGACGCTGGAGGGCCAGAGCGGCGTCCAGGGCTTCAGCGAGATGCCGAAGACCGGGATGATGAGCTTCAAGGTCCGGGACAACGGCAACCTGACCGTCGCCAGCTTCAACGCCAAGGTGGACAGCACCCTGGTGTTCGTCCTCGCGAACGGGAAGACGGTCTACGGCGACGGCATGTGGTCCACCGGCGAGACGACGGTGGGCAGCACCGAGGGCACCTTTGACGTGAAGTTTGAGGGCGTCTCGGTGGTCGAGGACACCGTCTGATGTCCGAGACGGTGACCTTGGTCGAGCCGGTGAAGATCGGCGGCGGCACGATCGCCAGCCTGCCAGTGCGCGAGCCGACGTGCGCGGTGATGGCACGCGCCTGGAGACACGTCGAGGCCACGGGCAACCCCGAGGCGTCCTTCCTCTTTGAGCGCGAGCTGGTGGCGGGTGTCGCCGGCCTGGCGCGCCCCGACATGCTTGACGCCATCTCGGTGGCCGACCTCACGACGGCGTCAAAGAAGATCACGGACCTGATCGACGCCAACCTCGCCGGCTTCGACCCGGAGAATGCCGAGGTCGAGGTTACCCTAAACGAGCCGGTGATCGAGAGCGGCGTCGAATACGCCACGCTGTCGCTGCGGTCCGCCCGGACCGGCGAGATGCTGAGGGCCCGCGGGCACCTGCGCAGTGGCCAGGGACCCGCCTCGCAGCTCGCCTACCAGATGTCGCTGACCGCAGCCGTCGGCGGCGTGCCGATCAAGGTCCTGCAGCGCTTCCCGGTCACCGTGGTCATGCGGGCGGCGATGACGATCGAGGTTTTTACCGTGCGGCCCCCAGCAACTGGGTCAGCCTGACCTACGACCTAGCCCAGTTCTACAAAGGCTGGGGGCCGTTCGATGTTTGGGATTTGACGCCGGAGGAGTTGCTGGAGGCGCTGGCCAACGCCAACGCGATCGCCGCGGCCCGGGAACAGCAACAGCGGAACAAGTAGATGGCCGCTGGCTATTCGATCACCATCAGCGCCGTCGATCGCGTCACCGCAACGCTCGACGCCGTGAACAAGAAAATGGCCCGTTTCACTGCGCCGCTGCAGCGCGCGCAGGCGTCGGTCCAGAAGTTCGGCCAGGTCTCCGGCCTGACGCGCGTCGGCAAGGCCTTCGGCGACATCAGCCACAGCGCCAACGACGCGTTCGGCAAGGTCAGCCAGATCATCGCCCCGCTTGGCGCGATCTCCGGGGCCGCCAGCGTCGCCGGCATGGTGCGCATGGTCTCCGCCTGGGCCGACTGGGGCAGCAAGCTCGGCTTCTCGGCCCAGCGCATCGGCATCACCGCCGACACGCTCCAGGGCCTCCAGGGCGCAGCCCGCCTGGCCGGCTCATCCGCTGGCGGCCTGACCTCCGGGCTGCAGACGCTTGGCCAGACAATGTACGACGCGATCGGCGGGCGGGCGCCCGAGGCCGCGGTCATGTTCCGCACTCTGGGCGTGGCATTCAGCGATGGCGCGGGCCACGCGCGCAGCGTCACCGCGGTGCTGCCCGAGCTGGCCGACAAGATCGCCGCGCTGAAGGACCCCTACGCCCAGGCGCAGGCGGCCACCGCGCTGTTCGGCGGTGCGGCCGAGGACCTGCTGCCGTTCCTGCGCCGGGGCTCCGCCGGCATCCGGGAGTACGAGGAGGCCGCGCGTCGCTACGGCACGACCAGCGCCGCCGGGATCGCCGCCGCGAACGATCTGCGCGTGGCCCAGACCAGCCTCACCATGTCCGTCGAGGGGTTGGGCAACAGCGTCTCGGAGAAGCTCTCGCCGGTGCTGGTCCCGATCCTGGGCCAGATGGCCGACTGGATCGCGCGCAACCGCGACTGGATCGCCACCGGCATGGGCGAGGAGGTCAAGCGCCTCGCGACCTGGCTCCAGTCCATCGACTGGGGCAGCGTCGCATCCGGCGCGCAGCACTTCGCGGACAGCGCGCAGCACGTCGTCGACATGGTGGGCGGCTGGCAGCCGGCGATCGAAGGATTTATCGCTTTCATGGGCGCGCGCTGGGCGCTCGGCGTGCTGGCGCCGTTCGCAAGCCTGGCGACCTCGATCCTCGGCGTCACCGCGAATCTCGGCCTGCTGCTGGTCGGAAACCCGATCGGCCTGGCAATCGTCGCCATCGGCCTGCTGGGTGCGGCCGGCTACGAACTCTGGAAACATTGGAACACGGTCGAGGCATCGTTCTCCGGCATGTGGGCCGGCCTGAAGACGATGTTCGAGAGTAACACCGGCTACCTGCGCACAGCGGCCGAGCTCCTGTTCCCACTACCCATGGCCATCATCGGCCACTGGGACGCGGTCATGCCGTTCTTCACCGGGATGTGGAACGGGCTCAAGTTCGGGTTCGATGACTGCTGGGGCCACATCAAGCTCATCATCGACAAGGTCCAGAACGGCGCCGACTGGGTCGCGAATAGCTGGCTCGGCAAGAAGATGGGCTATGTCGCCAACGAGATGGGCGCTGGCGTGTCTGCCGCAGCCGGCGTTGTTGGTGGCGCGACAATGAGTGCTATCCAGGGGGCGCCATCCCTGCTGCGCTATGGTGTGGCGACTCTCGACAGCGCCATGGGGTTCGGCGAAACCAACCCGGGCGCGCGTGGCATCCGCAACAACAACCCGCTCAACCTCGGCTATGTGCCAGGCCAGCAGGGCGTCGTCGGATCGGACGGCCGCTTCGGGCAGTACGGCTCCATGGCGGACGGCATCGCCGCATCCGAGCGGCAACTGCTGAGCTACCAGGCGCAGGGCTCCGACACGATCGCCAAAATGATCGCGCGTTGGGCGCCGGCCAGCGAAAATGAAACCGGCTCCTACGTCCGCCAGGTGTCCCAGTGGACCGGCATCGACCCCACTGCCCGCGTCGACATGCACGACCCGGTGACGGCGCAGAAGATCATCGGCGCGATGGCCCGGCGCGAGAGTGGCGGTGTCAGCGCGAACGAGGTGCAGATGGGCGTCGGCTTGGCGTTGGGGGGCGTCGCGACGGGCCCGGCCATGCCGCCTCCCGTGATTGCTTCCGGTCCGCCCGCCCAGCTCGCCGGCTGGGGCTCATCTGCACAGAATGGCGGGCCGGATGGTTCGTCGCTGCACGTCACCGTCGACGTGAATCATGGCAACGCCCCGCCCGGCTCCTCGGCGAAAGCCCGGGTCACAGGAAAAGGCGTAGACGTGGCCAGTGCGAACGTCGCGCAGGCGAACGTGACGGGCACCTTGCCGTGAGCAGAATTGTCTCTTTATTGTGGTGAGATGAGCGATGCAGTCCTGAACCAACCCCTGCCTTCAACCCTGGAAAAGGTGTTGGCGGGTAATCTAGCGCAAGGCGAAACCGTCTTGGTCAGGCTGAAAGGAGCTTTCAAAGAAGCCCTGGTCTGTTCGGACCGTCGCGTGATGATTGTCAAATCAGGCTTCATGACCGGCCAGATGTTTGGATCGGACATCTTCCAGTTGTCCTATGGAAGCATCGCATCTGCGGAGGTTAAATACCGCATCTTGTCAGGATATTTTGAGGTTTCAGCCGGAGGAATGCAAAACACCGGCAAGAGTTACTGGTCGAGTGATAAGAAGGCTGATCCGGCGAAGGCGCCGAATTGCGTCTCTCTGAACAACAAGACCCAGGCGGCAAACTTCCGATCAGCCTGCGCGTTTATTATGGACAGGATAGAGCAAGCTAGGCGCCCGGCCGCGGCCTCGCCGTCTGTCTCTGCAGAAATTGATATTGCAACGGCTATCGAGCGTCTCTGGAAGCTCAAGGTTGACGGTGCATTGGACCAAGCTGAGTACGACGCTGCCAAAGCCCAACTCCTGTCCAGGTAGGTCATGGATGACGACCAGATCGATCAGGCCCAGGCGCCGCTGCTCGCCAAGAAGAGGCCGATCCTGGCGCTGATCTCCGAGCTGGAGGCCCTGACGCTGCTCTTCTTCGACAAGGCTCCACCCGACTGCGACTCGCCCTACATGAACGAGGCCCTGATGACTGCGATCCTGCGGGACTTGCACATCTCGGCTTAAAAACTCGACCCGAAGTGGCGCGCCTTCTCCGCGCTCCACTCTTCCTTCGGAGATCAAATGAGTGGTTTCCTGAACGGCGTCGCCCAGGTCGGTCAGGGCCTCAACCGCGTGACCCAGGCAGCCGCCGGCATCGCCGGCTTGGCGCGCGGTGTCGGCAACCTGCTGGGCGGCGGCTCGGGACTCTACGGCGCTGGCATCAACCCGGCCGCCGGAGCGTGGCTCGCGCAGCTGCAGCCCGCCGCCTGGCGCGGCCTGGCGTTCGCGGTCCGAGACTCCGAGGTGCAACGGGGCCGCCGCACCGCCGTGCACGAGTATCCGTTCCGCGACGACGTCTGGGTCGAGGACCTCGGCCGAGCCATGCGCCGGGTCAGCTTCAGCGGCTTCGTGGTCGGCGACGACTGCTACCAGCAGGAGCAGGCGCTACTCGCCGCCTCCGAGCAGGCCGGCCCAGGGATCCTGGTGCACCCGTCGCTCGGCAGCCTGAGCGTCTCTCTGGTCGAGCGCATGCGCAGCCGCCAGCGCGCCGACCTGGGCCGCGTGGTTGAGCTGACGTTCGACGCCGTCGAGACCGGCCTGTCGATCTACCCGGATGGCAGCACCTCGACCGCCGACGTGGTCGACGACGACGCCGACGACGCGGACGACGCGTGCGGCTCGGACTTCGGTGCCGACGTCCTGAGGTCGGTGGCATACGGCGCGTCCGTCGTGCAGGCCGGGGTGCGGACAGCCCAGAGCTTCGTGGGGCAGGTGCAGCAGCTCGCCGGTGACGCCCGCCTGGTCACCAGTGCCGTGGCCGGCCTCGTCCCGCCCGCAGGCACCACCTACGGCCGCTACGCAGGCGGTGCGCGCGGCACGGCCCTGAGCGGCCTCGGCACGGTGCAGCAGGCCCTCTCGGCCGCCACGGCGGCCCGCAGCGCGGTCACCCGCGCAAGCGCCAGTGCCGTCAACCTCGCAGAGATCCTGTGACCGCAGCATCCGACGCCCTGGCCGCGAGCGTCCAGGAGATCACCGAGGCCCTGCGCGCCGCCTGCGTGGACCCTGCCGACGCGATCCACCTGCTGAGCCAGCTCGCCGGCTTCGTGGCACCCGGCACCACGACGACGATCCTGCCCGACGTCGGCACGCAGGACGGCTTCGGCCTGGTCACGGAAACGGGCTTGCCGATCATCGGTGCCCAGGCTGTGACGATCGCGATCACCTCGACGGCGCCGATCGGCCTTGCGATTACCGGGTTGCAGACCGCCGTCGCCGCCCTGTGCCGCCGCGCCGCGCTGACCTCGCTGGCCCGCGCCTGCGCCGACTACACACCGACCTCGTCCGACGATGCCCTGGGCGTGTGCGTCTTGGTCGTCGACCTGTTCGATGCCGAGATCCAGGTCGCCGCGGATGCCGCGGACGACGCCAGCTACCAAGCCCTGCGCCAGCTGCGCACGTCCGTGGTCAGCGACCTGGTGACACGCGCGGCCCAGCTGCCGAGCCTCGTGCTGGTCCAGACCCCCGTGCCGATGCCGGCGCTGGCCCTGGCCTACCGCCTCTACCGGGACGCCACCCGGGCTGACGACCTGACGGCCCGCTCCGGCGCGCAGCACCCGGCGTTCCTGCCGGTTGAGTTCAAGGTACTGTCCGCATGAGCCAAGCCCAGACCCAGCCTCTCGCCCAGGCCTCGACCGGCGGCGACGGCGATGTGACGATCACCGCCGGCGGCGTGACGGTCGGTGGATGGCAGGAGGTCCGGGTCACTCGCGGCGTCGAGCGGGTCCCGTCCGACTTCGACATCAAGGTCACCGAGCGCAACCCGGACCAGAGCGGCACGGTGGTGATCGAGCCCTTCCAGCCATGCGTCGTCCGGATGGGCGGCGACACCGTCATCACCGGCTACGTCGACGACTACGAGCCCGCGATCGAGCCGGCCGGCCACACCGTGCGCGTGAGCGGCCGCGGCAAGTGCCAGGACCTCGTCGATTGCTCGGCCATCGTGCCGGGCATGCAAATGACGACCAGCTCCGCTGTCGCCCTGGCCCAGCAGCTTGCCCAGCCGTTCGGCATCACCACGTCGTCGCCCCTGGGAACGGTCTCGCTGAAGGACCAGAGCGGCGCACCGGTCCAGTTCAACGTCAACCTCGGCGAGACCCCGTTCGAGATCATTGACCGTGTGGCGCGCTACGCGCAGGTCCTCGCCTTCGACAGCCCGGACGGCAACCTGGTCCTGGACCAGGTCGGCCGCACGACGATGGCGAGCGGCTTCCAGCAGGGGGTGAACATCGAGGCCGCGCGCTGCAAGTTTTCCGCGAGCGAGCGGTTCAGCGTCTACGTCGCCTGCATCATGTCCCAGCAGCAGTTCAGCCAGATCGACGGCGCGGACGGCAACACCCTGGGCAAGGTCGAAGACAAGGCCGTCCCGCGCTACCGCCCCCGCGTCATCATCTCCGAGCAGGCCACCGCCGCTGGCTACCTAGCGCTTCAACGCGCCCGCTGGGAAATGGCCCGCCGCATCGGCCGATCGCAGGCCGTGTCGCTGACCTGCGACTCCTGGCGCGACAGCGCGGGCAAGCTGTGGGAGCCGAACGCCCTGGCGCTCGTGCACCTACCGGCGCTGAAGCTGGTGAACCAGCTTTGGGTGATCGGAGAAGTAACCTACCGCCGTGGCGAGGATGGCACGCACGCCGACCTGCTGCTGATGCCGCCTGCCGCCTACCAGCCTGAGCCAAGCTCGCTGCAGCTCTACGCATGGCAGGTCGGGCAGGGCCTTCAGGGCGGCACAGCGGGCTGATGCGCAGCTCCATCGAACGTGTCTTCACCCGCGTGCAGCACGCCCTGGGCTTCGGCACGACCAAGACGCCACCCGACGACACCGGGCCCGTGCAGACGGTCCAGATCGCGCTCTACGGCCAGCCGGGCAACCCCGTGCAGCAGGTGCGCGACAAGACACCGGTCATCTACCATTTCGGCTTTGCCGCATGCCTCCCGCTGAACACCGACGTGGTGCTCGCGACCTTCGCCGGCGACAGCTCAAACGGCGTCATCGTGGCCAGCAACCACGCCAAGAGCCGACCGACAGGCCTCAAGCCAGGCCAGTCCGAGCTATACGACGAGGCCGACAGCCACGTGTTGCTGAGCAACGACGGCAACGCCAGCGTCACCTGCTCCGGCACGCTGACGATCAACGCGCCGACGGTGCTGATCAACGGCGCGCTCCTGGTGACCGGCAACGTCACGGCGGGCAGCGGCGGCGCCTCGGTCGAGCTGCTTGGCCATACCCATGCCAATTCCGGCGGCTCCGGCTCCGGCGGGCCGCCCAACTCCGGATCATAGGCGCGCGGATGCCCGACATCGCGCTCGCTTGGCAGCCCCTCGGCGCGAGGGGCGACTTCGCCGTGGCCAACGGAGCGCTCGCCACCGGCAACGACCTCGCGACCGCGGTCCTGGTCTCGCTGTTCAGCGACGCGGTGGCATCACCCGACGACACGGCCGCCCACAACCTGAGCGACCCGCACGGCTGGTGGGGCGACACCTACGAGGCCGCGGCCCCCGGCGGCACGCCGCTGGGATCGCGTCTCTGGCAGCTGTTTCGCGGCGTGAAGGCGGGCAACACCAACTTGCCGCTCCAGGCCCAGAACGCCTGCGCGTTGGCGCTCCGGTGGCTCATCACCGACGGGATCGCCGCGAGCGTGCAGGTCGCCGCCGGTTGGGTGCGCCCGACCGCGCTCGGCATCCAGGTGACGATCACGCGGCCGGCCGGCGGCATCCAGGCGTTTCGCTTCGAGGCGCTGTGGGATACGGTCGCGGCGCCCCCGCTTGCGTCGCCGGGCCGCGTGGTCGCGCTGATCCCGGTCTCGACTGACGACAACCAGAGCCTCCAGACCGAGGGCGGCGTCACCATCATCTTGGACTGACGCACCCATGCCCTACGCCCGGCCGACGCTGACGGTGCTCCAGCAGCAGGCGATCCAGGACGTGATCGCCGCCCAGATTGCCGACGGATCCGGCAACGTCGTGACCGCGCTGCTCCGCAAGGCCGTCCTGCGGGTGCTCTCCTGGGCCGTGGCCGGCCTCGCCTACCAGCACTACGGCTACCTCGACTGGATCGCCCGGCAAGCGAACCCCTGGACCGCCACAGACGAGTTCGCGGTGGGCTGGGGGGCGCTGGTCGGCATCACCACGAAGGACGCGAGCACCGCAACGCTCTCGGTTGGCGTCTCGGGTGCCACGCCGGGCACGCCGATCCCGGCCGCCACACCGGTCAGCCGCTCCGGCGACGACTTCGGGTACCTGACCACTGCCGCGACGACCGTGGCGGCCGACGGCACCGCGACGCTGTCCGTACTTGCCACGCTGCCGGGCCCGGACGGTAACTGCGATCCCGGCACGCCGATGGTGCTGACCAACGGCCTCCCCGGCGTTCCGTCGGGTGGATTGACGGTGGTCGCTATTCTGGCGGTGGCAGCCGACCAAGAGACCGAGGATGCCTTCAAGTCCCGCTACCTGGTCCGCTACCGCGCGCCGCCACAGGGGGGCGATCTCGCCGACTACGTCGAGTGGTGCCTGAGCGTGCCGGGCGTCACGCGGGCCTGGGCCGCAGGCAGTCTCGCGGGCGCGGGCACGGTATCGGCCTTCACCATGTGGGACATCGCCGAGGCGGCGACCGGCGGCTTCCCTGTGGGCACGAACGGGATTGCCGCCACCGACGGGCGCGACGTCGCCGCGACAGGCGACCAGCTCATCGTGGCCGACGCGCTGCAGCCGCTGCAGCCGGTCACCGCGCTGGTCTACAGCGTGGCGCCGGCCAAGCAGCCGATCAACTTCACCGTGTCCGCGCTGGGCGCCGCGAACACCGCGGCGAACCAAGCGGCGATCACAGGGGCACTCGTCGATATGTTCCTCCGCCTCGGGCAGGTGGGCGGCACGCTGGACCCGGACACCATGGAGCCCTGGCCACCGATCGAGCCCTCGAGCTGGTATGCAGCCATCGCCTCGGTGCTCGGGACCCAGCAGTTCCTGGTGCTCTCGCCACCCGCGGTGAGCTTCGTGTCGCTGCGCAGCGCGCTGCCGATCCTCGGCAGCGTCACATTCCTGACCTGATCTGAGCCATGCCGGCCCTCAACCTCCTGACCGCAGACTTTCTGGCCGCGATGCAGCGCCTGATGCCGACCGGCCGGGCCTGGCCGCGCGAGGCGGACGCGATACAGACGCAGGTGCTTGGTGCGCTGGCTCCGACCTACGAACGCCAGACGGCCCGGGCGAACAACCTGCTGGTCGACGCGTTCCCCGCCACCGCCGTCGAGGTGCTGCCCGAATGGGAGTCTGCTCTCGGCCTGCCCGATCCCTGCGCCGGCACAGACCCGACGCTGCAGCAGCGCCAGGGGCAGGTCGTCGCC